AGGACGGAATAACGAGGCCCGTGATGGCAAACGCCGACATTGTGGTGCGCGGCTCGACCGTGGTCTGGACGGTGACCTTTGTCGACGTGAACGGCGACCCGACGCAGCCGGTTTCGGCGATGCTCTATCTGGCCTATCGCCGCTTCCGCAAACCGGTCGAGGAGCAAATCGCGATGGCGCCGATCGCCGGCGGATCGTGGCGGGCGTCATGGGAATCGGCCGCCGCCGACGAGGGCCAACTCGATTGGCACATTCGTTCCGCTGACACGGTGACCGCCGCGATGCAAGGCGCGTTCCGCATTGACATCAACAAGGCCAACCCCGCCTCGATGGTCACGCTCGGCGCCGGAAATCTGGCGGCCGGCTCACCGGTGCTGTTGTGATGCAAGCCGGCGACCTGCGATCGAAATTCGGGTTTTATAAACGGCCGACGCCGCCGTCGAGCGGCGCGGAATACGGCGTGCCGCAGGGGCCGGCCTTTCCGGCGACGCCGGAATTCGTTTGTGCCGCCAACGTTCGGCCGAGACTCGGCGGCGAGCAAGTGTTGGCCGATCGGCTCGGCGGCACCAACGTGGTCAACATCACGGTTCGGCAATCCTCGCGCACGCGCCGGGTCGATGCCGGTTGGCGCGCCAAGGATGAACGGTCGGGCACGCTCTACAACATCCGTTCGGTGATCGATCCCAACGAGGGCGCGCCCGAGCATGGCCAATGGCTCGAAATGCTCGCCGAGCGCGGCGTCGCAACATGAGGCGCGATGAAAACCGTGCAGATGACAAGCAATTATGATTACACGCCGCGCGACCGGCGGATCATGGTGCGGTTTCTTGCCGGCGTGATCTATCGGCGCGTCATCGACGCCGCCGCATCGGCAATCGAGCGGGCCGGCGCCGGCCACATTCTTGCGGGCGAGGACATCAACGCGGTCGGCTCGGTCGATGCCGGCCATGTGTGGCAACGGCGACCGCGATAATGGCCAATCAATCGGTCACAAGATTGCAGGCGATCTTAGCCTTGCTGCCGGCCGAGCTTAAGGCGCCGATCCTGGCGCAGACAATTCGTCAGGCCGAATTGTTGCGCGGCTCGATGATCATAAAGGTGCCGATCGGCGGCCCCGACGACAAGCATCGCGGAAGGCTTCGCGATTCGATCCGGGTCGAAAAAGGTCGCGGCGAAATGCGCGTGCTCGTGCGGGCCGGCGGGCCAACAACCACAATCGGCGGCGGGGCAAGCGGCGGCGGGGTTGTTGCGCGGGTGCGGCGCGCCGTGTTCGGCGGCGGCTCATACGACTACGCATTGGCGCAGGAATTCGGCACGCAAAAAATGCACGCGCATCCGTTCTTTTGGTCGAGCTACCGCGCCCGCAAGGACGACATTCGCCGCGCCTTGAAGGCCACCGCCAAAGCCGAAATCAAAAAGAACTGGCATGATTGACTCGTCGGTCGCATTGCAAACGGCGATTCGGCAGCGGCTCACCACCGACGCCGGGGTGAGCGCGATCGTCGGTAATCGCGTTTACGATTTCGTGCCGGACGAAACGGCCAAGCCTTACGTCACGTTTGGCCCGGTTCAAGTGTTGCCCGAGGCGGCCGATTGCTCGGAAGGCGTCAGCGTGTTTGCGCAACTCGACGCTTGGGCCGACGGCCCCGATAGCCTCGGCGTCAAGCGGCTCGGCGCCGCGATCGCCAAGTCGCTGCAATGGGCCGAATTGCCGCTCGATGAAGGGCAACGGCTCGTGATTATGAGCGTCGAGTCGACGCAGTACATGCGCGATCCCGACGGCATTACGGCGCACGCGGTCGTCACCGTTCGCGCGCAGACCGAACCGCTCAACTAACTCCCAAGCCCGCAACGTCTGACACGAAAGGAGTCGAGCTATGGCCCGACCGACCACGTTCGCCAATAAAGATTTCATCATCTTGCTCGGTGATGGCGCAACGCCCGAGGTGTTCACCGCGCCCTGCGGCCTCACCACCAAGGGCATCAACTTCACCAAGGACGTGAACGACACCACCGTTCCAGATTGCGACGATCCCGACTTGGCCGCCGCAACCGAGCGCGCGGTGGTCGCGACCTCGGCGTCGATTTCGGGCGACGGCATCCTGGCCGCCGAGGCGTTGCCGACTTGGTGGTCGTTCTACGAACTCAACGGCTCGCGCAATTGCCAAGTCAAGCTCGTCGGCGTCACGCCGAACGGCGGGCAATGGGATGGCAAGTTCATCCTGACCGGCTTCAACGTCACCGCCGCGATCGGCGAAAAGGTCAACGTCGCTGTCGAAATGCAATCGGACGGCGTTGTGACGTTCGTGCCGACGCCATGAGCGCGGACGGTTCAACCACTCGTCAGTGGGGCGAGGCCGAGCGGACGTTTCGCTTGCGGATTGGTGAGCTTCGCAAGCTTGAGGCAAGCCGCAATTCCGGTTCGCTGCAAATCCTCGATCGGCTCGCCGACGGCTCATGGCGCGTCGATGACATCACCGAAACGTTGCGGCTCGCACTCATCGGCGGCGGGGTGCCGGAACAATTGGCGTTCGGCTTGGTCGCCAAATATGTTTCGCCGACGAACTACCTCGGCAACGTCATCGCGGCGCGGCAAGTTTTATCGAACGCACTGTTCGGCGACCCGGACGACGCCGTGGGAAAAGCACTAGCCGAGGCGGTGGCGGCACCGACGGGCGAACCCGATTCTCGGCCTACATCGGAGCCGGTGCCGCAATGGGATGGACGGTCGCCAACGTCAATGAATGCTCACTATGGGAGTTCGCCGCCGCTGTCGACGGATGGGTCAAATGTCACGGCTCGGACGACGAACGGCTCGAGCCAATGAGTCCCGAACGCTTCGATGAATTGGTAGCACAGTTGAATCTTCCCAATGGCTGATGATCCAAAATTGCTTGTCGTCCTTGAGGCGCGGCTCGACAAGTTCGAGAAGCAATTGAAGGAGGCTGGCCTCATCGCCGAGCGCGAAATGGCGAACATTGAGCGCAAGGTTTCGGGCGGCGCGCTCAGCGGCTCGTTCCTCGGGACGTTTTTCGGCGGCCTCGCAAAACAGGGATTTAACGCGCTCATCAATGCGGTCGAGGCCACGATCGAGCGGTTCAAGGAATTGCGCGACGTAAGCAAGCTTACCGGCGAGTCGATCCAAACGATTTTCGGTTTTCAGCAAGCGATGGCAAGGCTCGGAACGCCGATCGAGGTGACAAACCGGGCGCTCAAGACGCTGACGACTCTCACCGATCAAATGCAGCGCGGCGAGGAAAATGCACTAACCCGGATGCTGGATGCCAACCCGGCGGCAATGAAGGGGCTTACCCGCGAAACCGCAACCGCAATCGAAATGTTGGGCGTGGTTGCGAACCTTATTCAAAACGCCAGGACCGAATCCGAAAAAATTGAAATTGCCAAGGCGTTCGGATTGCCGCCCGAGGTCGTCAAGTCGCTGCAACAGGGCGCGGCGGCTATAAAATTGTCAGCCGACGCGGCGTCGAAGGCAACCGTTGATCTGGACGCGGTATCGCGGGACGCGAAAGAATACGAACGGATTTGGGAGGAAACAACCCGGAAAGTCGGCGGCTTTTTTGCCGCGCTTACCAAGGTCGCATTGCATGTTCTCACCATGACCGCGCCGCAGGGCGCGTCGCCGTTTGACGAGGCAGGCTTTGCCGACTTGTGGAAAGACGCCGCAAAGAACAAACCGCCCGGCACCTCGACCCGCGACCCGAACCGGCCGATAACCAACATTCCAAGCTCGGCCACGGGCGGCGCGGGTCGCCAGCCATTCGAGCGCGCGAAAGAACAACTCACCAAAACGATCGAGCTTGAAAAGGAACACCTCAAGACGGTCGAGGAAGGCGTCGCCGCGCAAGAGGAAGGCCGACAAATCGCACTATTGACCGCCGCCGCCAAGGCGCAAGGGCTCATTCCCGACAAGGCGATCACCGAGGAACTCAGACAGCAAGCCGAGCAAGCGGGCCGGCTCAAGCTTCTGTATGTGCAGCGGCAAGCACAATTGCAGGAACTTAACGCCGCCTCGAAAGAGTTCGGCTCGACGCTGTCGACCGCGTTTCAGGAACTCGTGTTGCAGGGCAAGAAACTGGACGAGGTCGTTCGCAACCTCACCAACCGGCTCGCCTCGAAAGCCATCGATAAATTGTTCGACCTGTTCTTTGCGCCGCAGGCCGGCGCCAGCACCTCGATTTTTGGCGCGCTCGTCAAGGGTTTTGTTCCCGGCAAGGCCGGCGGCGGCCCGGTGCTGGCCGGCCGGCCCTACATGGTCGGCGAGCACGGCCCCGAATTGTTCATGCCCAACCGCTCGGGGCTGATCGTTCCCAATACCGGCATGTTGACGCGCGGCGCCGGCGGCGGTGTCAGCGTGTCGCCGGTTTACAACATCGACGCATCCGGCGCCGACGCGGCGGCGATCGCCCGGCTCGAGACGGCGTTGCGCGCCACCAATGCCACGATCGAGGCGCGGGCGGTGCGCGCGGTCGCGCAACACGCGCAGCGCTATCAATGACGCTCCCGGCCAACGCCAGCGACGTGATCGGCGCGCGCGAGGCGGTCGCCGCGATTCTGGTCGAGCTTAACTTTGTCTCGGAAACCTCGCGGGTCTGGAACGGGTTCGGCACGCTGCAAACGCTCGACGGCCGGCAATGGCAGGGCGTCGGCGAGTTGACGCATATCGACGGTCTGTCGCCGTCGTTCTCGTCATCGGCCCCGACAACCCGCATCGGCATTTCCGGCGTCTCGGCCGAGGTGCTGGCGTCGGCGGTGAACGCCAACGAATACCGCGACCGGCCGCTGACGATCTATCTGCAACCGTTCCAGGGCCGGGCGCTGCACGGCAACCCGGTGCCGATTGCGTTGCGGTTTATGAAAAGCCTGGAGCTTACGCGCGATGCCTCGACACGAACAATTGCCGTTAGCTGCGAGGGGCCCTATAGCGGACGGCGTCGGCCGCCCGCCGCTTGGTATTCGAACGCCGACCAGATCAAGCGGCATCCCGGCGACAAGTTTTGCGAGCGGATTCCTTTTCTGTTGTTCAAAAAAGACCAGTGGCCGCATTACACCTAGCAACCTCGCGGCGCTATTGCGCGATTTCCTATGCGAGCAAGCCGGCCGGCAATTCTGTTTTGGCCGGCACGATTGCGCGCTGATCCTGGCCGATTGGGTCGAGCGCGTCACCGGCCGCGACCCGGCAAAGGAATATCGCTACGGCTACGACCGCGCCGGCACGGCGCACCTCGCCCGCCCGCTCGCCATGCTCCGCTTGTTCGACCGGCTCGCGCGAGGCGCCGGCATGGTCCGCACCATCGCGCCCGAGCTTGGCGACGTGGCGTTGATCGTGCTGCCCGACGGCAAGCCGCGCGGCGCGATCTACACCGGCACCGGCTTTGTCACGGTCGCCGAAAGCGGGCTTGCCGGCATTAGGTTCGACGTGCGGTTGCTGGCGGCATGGTCGTTTGCATGACAATTCTTGCCGCGCTTATCCTGTTGCTCGCCTGCACCTCGGAGGCGGCGGCCGATCCGGGCACCATCGGCCTGATCGTGTTGAGTGCCGTCGGCGCGTCGGATGTTACGCTCCTCACCGTAGGCTCGGCCACGCTGTCGCTGTCGGCGGTGGTCGGCAATGTTGCGTTAACCGCAGCGAGCTTGGCGCTCGCGGTCGGCGCGAATTACCTGTTGGCGAAACCGCCCGAGGCGCAGGCGTCGACCGGCCAATTGACGACCCGGCAACCGACGCCGTCGCGGCGGCGCGCTTATGGCCGGGTCAAGGTCAGTGGCTCGACGGTGTTTTCGGAGGTCAAGCCGATCACAGGCAGCGGCCAATTGACCGTGTTCCGGGTCGTCACGTTGAACCAGGGCGAAATCGACGCATTCGAGGAATTCTGGCTTGACGACAATCACGTGTTGCTGACGGGCGGCACGTCGGGGCTTTGCGACCATTACACGCTCGGCCCGACGCCGCACCTCGCGATGGATTCGCGGCGCGGCCTTCCGACCGAAACCGCTTATGGCACCTTGGTGACCAATTTCGGCGACCCGGTTTGGGGCGCGAACCATCGCGGCGACGGCGTGGCGTCGGTCATGCTGGCGGCGAGCCAACCGGTTGACCAAAACAATTTCACCAACGTTTACCCCGGCGCGACCGCGCCCAACCCGCGATGCGTCATGCGGGCCTGCAAGGTTTGGGACCCGCGCGACAACGCGCAAGACAAGGACGACCCGTCGACGTGGCAATGGTCCGACAATCCGGTGCTGCACGCGCTCGATTTCCACCGCCATCCCGACGGCCTCAACCTCGCGCCATTCGACTTAACGCTGTTCACCGCCTCAGCGATTGCCGAGGATTGGATTCCGGCCGCCAACATTTGCGACGAGGACGTGTTCGGCGAGGAACGCTATCGGTGCGGCGGCGGATATGCCATCGCCGACGACGCGCCGGCCGACGTGCTCGCCACGATTCTCGCGACCTGCGACGGCCAAACCTATCACCGCGGCGACGGCGGCATCGGCATCCGGGTCGGCAAGACCGTCGCGCCGACCGTGGTGCTGGATGACAAGCACATTCTCGGATATTCCGAGTTGAAGAAAGGCGACAACATATTTTTGGCGTGCAACGAGGTCACCGCGAAATTCACCTCGCCCGACCACGACTACCAAACCATCGACGCGCAACCGTGGCGCGACGAGGGCGACATCACCGAGCGCGGCACGGTGTTGACCAAAGCGATCGCGTTGCCGTGGGTGCAGAGCCACAGCCAAGCGCGCCGGCTGATGAAACTGGCGCACGCGCGATTCAATCCGCGATGGCAGGGCACCATTGCAACCGACATGGCGGGGCTCGCGTGCATCAATGAGCGGTTCGTGCATGTCACCATCAGCGAGGGCGGGCTCAACCTCGTGAACGAAACCTTTGAAATCGTGCCGGATTCGTTTCAGGCCATCGTCGGCGAATCGGGCATCCGCTGCACCATCGGCATTTCATCGCTCGATCAAACCGCGTTCGATTGGACGGCGGGCGAGGCCGGTGCGCCGCCGCCCATCCCGGTCGAATTGGCGAGCTTGGCATTTGACAATGATCGCTTGGCCGCCGTCGCTTAAACCGTTCAACGGCGGGTTCGCGCCGTCGGTGCGCTCGCTCTCGGGCGGCCAATCGCTGTCGGGGTTCGAACAGGTGCAACCGCAATTGCACGACCGATGGGCGG